AGGTATGGCTTTCACGAAATCGAGTATTGCGTCTAAACCGATCTTGATACCTTTTCTTACTTCTTCGATGTCAAAGAAACGGGCGATGGCGTCTTTAATGCCTCTTAGCGGTGCCAGGATTGTTCGCCCAGTAGCCCACATAATGTCCACTATCGCGTCCATAGCGGCTTCAAAATCGCCCTTGAATACGGCACGTAGGAAATCGATAACGCCCTTAAATACGTCGATTAGGTTTTCTATTCCTTCCCGTATTCCGTCAATAATCGGCGTTAAGACCGCTTGTACATCCTCGAAAACTCTCGTAATCACATAGCGGAACGTTTCGGACTCTTGCCAAAAGTACGCTATAGCGGTAACAGCGGCAGCAAATAGGGTAATAAGTCCGCCCACGCTAAAGATAATGCCGCCCAGAGCGACCACGGCGGCGCCTATCGCCCCGACAAGCACAACGCCTACAGCGGCAGCAAGACCAATAATAAACGGCTTAGGGTTCGTTCTAATGAAATCAACGATTTTTCTAATTATCGGCTCGACGGCTTCCCGAACATCGTTAAACGCCTTTTGTAGTTTCGGCATCCATTGTTCGCCCAGCTCGCGCACCCGGTCGCGGAGCTGTTCCATTTGAGGCGCCCAACGCTCCCCCAGCGCTATCAGATTCGAGACGCCTTCGGCTAGTTTCGCCGCTACCGGTAAAAGCGCCGTACCTATGGTAATTCCGACGTTCTTTAATCGAGCCGTTAGGATTCGTTGCTGGTTAGCAAGTCCCCCGGAAGTTTTAGCGAAGTCACCTAAAGCGCCCTGACTGCCCAACGCTTCCATAATGAGTGCTTGACGTGCCAAGATCTTGTTACCTTCGGACACTTCCCCGTTTAGACCGCCTAACCCCATTTCTAACGCTTTGGCTTCGACTTGTGCGGCGTTAATGAGAATGCCGATCGATTGCAGAGGTTCATTACTGCCACGTAAGCCGGCACTAAGTTTTTCGATGGCTTCGCCCGTTGTGAGGTTGTTAAAGCTCGCCACGTCTGCGGCGGTTGTTACGAGACTGTCCGCAAAAGTGCTTAAATCGTCCCCGGATAGGTCGGCGGCTTTGCCGAACACGCCGAAACCTGAAGCGGCGTCTAGAAACTCTGCTTTCGATAATCCAACGGCGGTAGCTGCTTTATCTGCGGCGGCAATTATTCCGTCCGAAGCGTCTAAAAAGATGGCTTGTGTCTTCGACATCGACTCGTCAAAGTCGCTTGCCAGGTCTACGGCCTTAGCTCCCAGACCTACAGCGGCGACGCTAATTCCAGCCGTCATCTTCGCGAAAGACGCCGCTACTTTCTTCGTTGCGTTCGCTGTTGACTTAGAAAAGTTGTTTAACGACTTAGTGGCGTTCTTAGTGGCTTTGCGTAAACCGGAGGCGTCGCCCCCAATCAACATAGAAATTGTTGCTGTTTTACCGGCCACGCTGCGAAACCTCTATTGCGTCGTCCAAAATTTCCTCTAGCTCATCGTTATAGTAGTTCACGACCTGCCGAAACTTAATGTCTGCTGCTTGGTATATAAACGGCTTCCCTTTAATATCCATGCGGCGCCCGAGTCGGTCTCTCTTGCCTCCGACGTCGCCGAAATGGATTCTTCCGGCGTAAGGGATCTTTTTCTTTCCCACCCTGATTATGCCGCCTTTAGCGGTGCCGCTGGTCCTTATTGACTTTTTTAGGGCGGCGGTGGTGTAGGTGCGATAACTACGGCTTTTGCGTTGCGTCCTGCCGACCGGTACCCGTTTTCGGGCTTCCTCCGCCACGATGTCGGCGGCGCCCTTATGTATTTCCTTAAATCGTGTTTTGAAATCGTCGTCTAGCCGGCCCATTAGGCGTTGGGCTTGTTTTAACCCTTTAATCTGGACTTGTGCGCCGAAATGTCCGCGCTTGCCTCGTACTTGCTGAAAATTAACGGTATTTCGTTTTGCCACGGCTTCGGGCCTGCCTCGCTGCTTTTTCTTCCGCTTTAACTTTCTCGTTCCATGCAGTTAGTAGCCCCATGAGTGCTAAAGAATCGGCGTTTAATAAAACATCCAAAGGCTGTCCGGTGTTAAGAGCTAGCACCCCTAACTGGTAGGCGTAGCTTCGTCGGCTAAAGGGGTTTCGTCGGCCTCGAATTCCACCGTATATCCGGCGTCGAGCCACTGATCGAAATCTAGGCCGTCGTGTTGTGCTACACGGCGTGCCGCTTCATATCCGAGCCAGTAAATATATTCCAGTCGTGGGCTTTCGCCCATTTCTAGAATAGATACGTTAAATTTTCGCTCGAACGCTATAAATAGCGCCCCTGTGCCGTCGTATTTCCGGACAACGCCTTGGTTGTCTACGACTTGGATTTGTGCCCGCAGCATCATTTACTCCTATGGTTAGCTTGTGGCTTGTACGACTGCGCCGGTTATTGGCCACGACACCGAAGCGGTGGCAAGTTCGCCCACAGTCCCGTTGATCGACGGCCATTCGGTTACGAGAGCGCTAAACGTCCACTGGGGGTTCGTTGTCGCTGTTGCTGCCGCCGAGTTCTTAACGACAACGGTTGTGACTGTCCCAAGTAGCGGACGTACCGTGGCTTGAACCTGACTGGCCGCTAGATCCTGATTAAATTCAAGATCGATGGTGCCGGATTTTAGGCCGCCAATCATGGTCCTGTTATCGTCGCCCATCGCTGTAGTTTCGAGCTGGTCGGCTTCTTCACTAAACGTTACCGAAGTTACCGCTGATGAAAGGTCAACGGAGTTTATGGTAACTGAAGCATTATTTATCATATAGGCGGCCATTACTCACCATCCTTTTTGGTTGTGGCCCGGCTAGCGGCCAAGTGACCGCCCTCTACTAAAGCGTCAATGTTGACGCCTAGTTTATTGAGGTCTTTTTCTGTGATCGTTTCGCCTATCTTGCCAAACGTCACGTTTTCAGACTTAATTTTGTAATCACTCATACGGCGTAAACCTCTAAATCTAATCTCATACCCATAAATTCTCCTTCTCCGACAACTATTTGCCCATAATCCGCAACTCTAATTACCCGAGCGTCGGAAGCTGTACCGCCTAGCGTAGTGTCTCCGGCGATTGCGTTATAGACACTTGTCGAACCTGAAACGTAGCCGTCGAGTTTGTCTTGGGCTGTTTCTGCGTAAAAGCGTTGCGCTAATACCAGAATCTCAAAATTAAACCGCTGTAGCTGGCTCGCATTTGTGGAAGCTCCCATAGAAATGTTGTATTCCACGGGCGGACTGCCAGGTATCACGACCGCCGCCGGAGGTACGAGACGATCGGGGACCGTGTCGAATACGACGATCAGCCCGGAGAGCGTTTCTAGACGGGTTTGTATTCCGTCCTTAATAGCGGCGTAATCGGCCACTATGCGACGCCTATTCGCCTATAACCCGATAAGAGGCGCTGAATGTCAGGGTCTATTCTAGATACCCGGATCGGTCCAAAGTCGTTTACAACGCCAGCCATAACGCCTAAAGGACTGCTGCGGCGCTGAAACAGGCGAGCCGACAAGATTAGGGCCGCTTGTGCTACCGCTGAAGGGACAGAAGTCTGGTAGCCCCATTTCGCCGTTACCTGAACCGTGGGGCGGTCGCTTGTGTAACGAGGAAACGGGCCGGAAACAGAGCGAATACAGTTAAACGGCGCCGAATTACCTACGACGATAAAGTCGCTGGTAATGGTAAGCGTCGTGTCGTATGTGCCGTCGTTACTGTCGTCCTGTTTAACTACCAGAGAAGTGGTCGTGTAGAAGTCGTCCGTATACACCAGCACGTTACTTGACGGCTGATAAACCCGCGCCGTGGCGCTGCCGTCCGCTACAAACGTCCTACCACAAAAGTTGTTTATCTCGTCTTCTGCGGCGTCTATAGCGTCCTCGATGTAGGCGTCTTCCGACGTTGTACCGGAAGGAATACCTAAAGAGGCTTTAACAAGTGCGGTGCTGGTGTAAGTGGGCATTACTTCTTAGCTGCGGTTTTCTTGGCCGGAGCTTTCTTTTTTGCTGGGGCTTTTTCGGCCACCGTTTCGGGTTTTTGAACCCTGCTAGGTGCCTGCTTTTCCCATAAATCGTCGTGTGTGCTCATTGTTTCCTTAATCCAAGTAGGACGCCCAACCGCCTAGTTGATCGGGCGCCCTACCGGGTGTTATTCCCTCTAGTTACTAGAAGGTCGGTGCAATAAGGCCGGTACCAGTGATGGCGCTAATTGCCTTGGGATAGCGGCCCGGCACGAATCCGACGTAGGAGTACATAACCAGCGTAAGCGTAAGGTTAAGTCCGGCGGTCTCGTCCATGCGCATCATCATGTCGCCATCCTCGAACAGCAGCATGTCTCCGCGAGACACCACATAGACGGCGTCTTCGGTTCCAGCTCCCAAATCGGTGCGGATATTCGCGTCGGTAACGATAGGAATACCGGCGATTTGTAGCCCGGTATTTCCGTAACCGGCCACTGGCCCTGTACCGATGGTGTTCTGCGGAACATTTGCCACAGGCACGACCAAGGGCCTCTGGTTCCCGTCTGATTCTGAAGCCAACCAAGCTGCGCGTCTTGGGTGCATGACGATGAGGTCCGGCGCCCGATAAATACCGCTGTTTATTTGCTGGATAGCGTCGAGCAGTTTTTTGTAAAACTCTGCTGCGGTTGGGCTGGCGTCGGTATAAGTGACACCGTTAATGCCTGATACCTGCGAAATGCCGAGAAGCTGTCCCGATGACCCCGAACCGTTGATTAGTTGGTTATCGAGGGTTGTTGACATAGCGGAAGCCATGTCGCCCGTTACCAATGCGTCGATACCGGTTCCACGTTCCATCGCTTGGCGGCTGAGTTGCTGACCGCTAGCTATGGTGCTGATGTTGCTTGTGAGCAAAGTATCGTCCACATCGGTTTCGCTGATGGCCGAATTCTCCGTAGCTTGTATTGCTGCTGTTGATCCGGTGGTAACTCTTGAAATGTTAAGAGTCATACCAGAATCAGGTAGCGGAAGGTTACGGCACTGGTCGGCAAAAGGACGACCTGCGCGAGCCAATGGAGCCGCTAGATCGGTCAGGTATTGCGGAACAACTAGACCGGCATAGTTAGCTGTCGTGCCGTCACGGTTTACGACCATTTCTTGTTGGTGGCGTTGGATACGTTCCGACGCTGCAACATCCTTAGAAACCACGCTATCGATGAAGTCTTTAACGAAAGAAACGTCGTGCTGGTTGTCTTGCCGGTAGGTGAGCGGTTCTTCTTTTACGACCGCCTGGCCGGTGGCTGGTTCTTCGGTTGGGTTTTCTGCGTTCAACGCTCGTACCTCTGCTCTCATGGCGTCAGCTTTAAGCGTTGCCTCTTGCATTTGTCGTAAATCCTCGATTCGACGGTCGAGACTGCTAGCGCGGTCTTGAAAGTCTGCGAGGTTTTTGTCTTCTTCTTCGGTGAGGTCGCGCACTTCGTCCGCTGCCCTGTTCACTAAAGCCGTTTGCATAGCCGAAATTTCGGCACGCTCTGAGATCAACTGATCTAAGAGTTTCATAAAGGGGTTCTCCTATGTCACGTTCGTTTAATCGAAGGTGGCGACAGGTGCAACCGCGGCGTGTCGTCGGCGTTCACTAAAAACCTTAGCGCGTGTCAGCTCGACAGGCGACGACCAATGTCGCCGTTAAAAGCGTCGTGCCATTTGTTGACGTAGTCGCCCCATTGTTCCGGGCGTTCTTGCGACGCTCGTTGTTGGCACGTAGCGCGGTCGGCGTAAATAAGTTTCATTTCTGCTCCGGCGTCCACGAACGGTTGCCGGCGTTGTCGAGTGCTTCCGCCAGTAACAAAAATAATTTGTTGAGGCGTGTTCACATAAGACAACTCGTTAAGAATTCCTCGGACAGCAGCGTTAGTAACCGCCATACCGTGTTTCGTGTGGTTGTGGCTTTCCAAACCTGAAATAGCGCTATGTAGCTGGTCACGTTCTATAACTAGATCACCTGGCCGCCGAATTTTGGCGGCGTATGTGGATTTACCGGCGCACGGCGGCCCATATACACAAACCAGTTTTGCCATCTTTACAGATAATCGCTGCTTAAAAGGTGCCGCCACCGGGCGAGCCGTGGCGCTTGTGTCTGGTCGTCAGGATCGAACGCCCGAGCCGCTATTAATTGGGCTTCGCCGTAAGCCGGAGCGGTAGGAGCTGTTAGCAACGCTACGTGGTCGAGTTTTGCTTCTACTCGGGTTATTTGGCGTCTGCCTTCGATTTTGCTTTCTTCGTTGCGGACCGGCACAAAACCCACAGAGAACCCGGAAACGTAACCGTTCTTGGCGAGTTCTAACGCTTCTCTAGCTCGCTCGGTTGGTGCTACCTCGAAATCGGCTACGAGTCCCATAGCGTCTTTTTCCCATGCCGCCGATTTACCTATCGGCATGTTCTCCCGGTCGTGTCCATGCATTAACGGGATTGTGGTCCCACGTTCTTTAATTGACTTGTCGAAAACGCTTTTACCGAAACGCTCCACATATTTCCCGGCGTCGTAGGTTGCGTTAAACGGTGCGACTAAAGCAACTATGTGATGTTGCCCGTCGGTTTCCCGTATTTCTAGGTCGCTTATTTCGAGTGTTGTTCGGTGTTCAATTTCCATGGTTACCCCAAAAGGTCATCGTGAGCGACTGAAGCGGTCACGTTTTCCAGATCTCGTATTTCGTCAACTGTTAGCCAGCCGCCCTCTAATGCTGTTTTGTGTGCGTCGAATCTTTCACTACGTGAGCCCCTGATTAGGGCATCGATGTTTAGCCTGGCAACCTGTCCCCGTGGTAGTTCTTGGGTAAAGGCTTGCTCGACACGGGAATACCAGCCACGTAAACAGAACCGAACAAAGTTAATCGAGTCCTGCTGCACGTTTTGGTAGGTCATCGAGCCGCCTTCACTGGGAACGTTCACCATGTGCGAAGGAACCTTAAACATTGTGGTTACTTCTCGAGCCGAATTAACGCGAGCTTGCACGAACTCTAAATCTTTTGGTGAGAGCTGCAACGCCTGATATTTAATGCCGGCAGATAAAACCGCTGGCGAGCGTTGCCGTCCACCGTGAGCCGCCACAAACGCCGATTTAAGGTCGCTCGCTTCTTCCCGTGTCAGCTCACTGTCGGCCTGTAGAACGCCGGTAGGAACTGCGCCGGTCGTATAGAAGTCGGCGGCCATTTCGTCGCCGGCTATCGCAATTCCGAGAGAACGTCGAGTAGCGGTTACCACTCCGAGTCCCTGCATAGCGCCCGGAAGTGTCATACCCCGAATATGCATAATGTCGTCAAACGGGACGGCAACCCCGTTTACCTGATATTCAACAGCGCCCGTCTGTGTCGTCCTCACTGACACAACGTCAGGGTTTAACGGTATCGCTGTTTGTGGATATCCGAGACTGTCCCGGTCCCCTAACAGACAGTAGGCGTTTCCAGCTAACAGCAAACTAGTGACAATGCTTGAAAGTGTGTCTATGCGTGTCGATGTCGGGTCGGGCTGTTCTAGTAGTCGTGGCGTTGGTTGTACGAGTTCGCCCCGGCGGTACGAGTGAAACGGCAAAGAACCTATCGAATCGGAAATAAGTTGGACGCAAGCGTAAACCGTTGGAATTGTCAGCGACGAATTGTTCGTTACGCTTAACGGCCCTGTCAGTGGTTGCGGTTGCATTCCCCGAGACGGAATAACAAAGTTAATGTCGCGGTCCTCTGTTTGTCGGCCTCTCAAAAGTCGAGTAATCACATAGACATCCGTTCAACAACGACGCCCAGAAACATTAAAGCGCCACACAAGACAAGCCCAAGACCGGCCATTCCGCCTAATACAAAAGCGAAGTAACTAGCCAGCCCAAAGGCGAGGAGCTGTAAAAAGGTTCCGAGCATCAATAAATTTTTGGTTTAGGTGGT